GGTATCTGTGGCGGTTGGTACGGGGCAGTTGGCTGCTTTGACAGGAATCCGCAACTTGAAAGTTCCAGAGTCAATAGCAGAATGCAACTTTTGAGTTTGAAGTTTGGCTTCATAGTTTGCCTTTGCAAGTTTATTTGAAGTGTTGTTTACAGCAGACACTAATGCCTGTTCTTTTTGTCTAGCCTCTGCATTAAGTCGGGCAATCTCTATCTGCTGTTTAGCAAACTCATCTTGCCCACCTTTATAGTATCCACCGCCAAAGGATGAGCAGATAGCTATCAAGATAGCCAACAGCACCCAAGGATTAAATAAACTCATGGTGCTGGAGGTTCATCATTGTCTGTAGCCTCTGCCTTGGCAATTGCCTTGGCACTGGCTGAGACAGCACTACGACCAGCTACACCACCAAGTACACCAGTGATGAAGACCATAATGGTATTAATCTGCTGTGTATAGACTTTATCTATCGCTGCCATGCCATTCATAGGCTGAGTCACAAACGAAACGCTATACAAGAACATAGCTACAGAGCCAAGGAGAATCATCGTCAAGGAGAAGATGACAATAGCCCAAATCCTGACTTCAATTTCTTCAGGAGTTAGGCGGTTATTTTTGTTCATAACGATGGTAGGCATTACTTTTTCTCCTTTTCGGGTGTTACGAGTTGTTCAGGACAAGTACCTGTAGCGGTACAGATTGGGGGTTTACATTCAGCACTAGACCAGTTTTGAGGGTTTTGGCAAGGATACCTAAAGCGGTCTTCGCACCCTGTCAAAAACAGGATTGTCGCTAATAGAATCAGGCTCTTTACGATCTTTATCACGCTGTTTCCTTTCAATGCGTTGCTCAATCTTTTCAAGTTTCTCTAAGGCACGTTTGGCTTCATACTTGGTATCCAGAATATCTAGATAAAGTATTGCCCCCAAGGGAAGCATCAAGGCTACAAGAACACAACAAGCAATCCAACCCATTATCTCCTCCCCAATTGGTTTATGGCTATTAACCATGCCCAGATATAGAGGATCACTACCAGAGTTCCTAACAGGTACGCTTGCTTTGCTTGGAAGTTTCTTTTTGACTCCCCCCGTTGCCATTTGCGTACCCTTTCCTTTGCCTCTTGTGCTAATCTAGCTTGAGTTTGCTCCTCTTGAATGACCTCACTCATCTCAAACACTGAACTGTACAAAGCACCCATCTCAGGGGGACTCTGGTACACCATGCACTCACGAATCTGGATGACCAACCTATCCATCTCTTGCTGTGCCATCACCCTCTTTAAAGCCGCTTCTAAGTGATTCTGGTCAGGGTCATAGACTGTTCTAGACTTTTCTTCTTCTTCTCTTATATGCGTTGCTAACTGTTCTTGTAGTTTGAAAAACTCTGTCAGGTTTTGGACAATCCCAACTTTGACTTGAGTTTCATCAACAGCGACATAATCAGACTTTTTAGATTGAGCCACAGGCTTTGCAACTTGAGACTTTGGGCTACCAGCAAAGAACCTAAGTAACTGATTCCAGAAACCATTAAGTTCCTTGCCGATAGCCACAACTTCATCAGCAGTTCTTTTGACTTGAACAAACTGCTCTTTAGCTTGCTTGTAGAGTTCGCAACCTTGCTGAATCTGTTTGACAAGACCAGCCGCCATGAGGCAAATAGTGATTGGATCAATTTATTAGTCTCCTATTATTGCGTCAAGAACTGTTGCAATGATGTTGTAGCTTTGGGAGTCATCAAACCGCTTGATGTTCTTGCCATTGTGTTACCAAGCGACTGCAATCTCTTTTGCAAAATTGCCATACCACTTTGATCTTTTAAAGCATTCAATACCATAGCAGGATCTTCAGAAACCAAAATCCTAGCCACTTGTTGTTTTTGTTCTGGATTCAAATTAGGTGCATTTTTCTGCACAATTTTTGATGCCACTCGCATAGTGGTGAAAGCATTACCAGAAAATACACCACTAATTTCTTCAGGTGAGATATTCATACCAATGTTTTTAGATTCCATCAAAGTCTCAGCAGTTGGAGAACCACTTAAAACCTTTCCAGAGGCTTTTTGAGATTGTGATGCAACCCTAGCCAACTTCAGAATGTCATCAACCTTGTCTTGAGGATAGATAATTCTAAGAATTTGACCCTCTTTGGCTTCAGCACTCTCCAAGTTTGACATCATGGAGGTTCTGCCTCCCATACTCATCTTGTTGCGTAACTGAGCCATGATTCCAGCACGATAAGCAGAAACAGCTTCAGGGTTCTTGCTTAGAAGTTGTTCAAACTCAATTTGTACTTGATCTGGACTCTTTCCAAATGCTTTCTTGCCAGCATCAAATGCACCTGTAGTTACCTTATCACTTGCGGCGGTTGCTCTTGCCTCACCGACTGCTGGAGCAGACTTGTCAATTAAACCTCGCAATGTTGCCTCATAAGGCTGAAGTTCTTTGGCAATATCACCCTCGCCAGACTGATATTTTCTATTTATATCAGCTTTAAGACCTCGCCTTGCAATCTCCATGTCTCTAATGGTTGGCGGTCTGATAAATGTCACTTCACCAGACGCATCCATTGTGAAAAATGGCTTTGTTTTTAATTGAGCCTGAGAAAGTTTGTTTATCAATTCATAAGCACTAGGGGAACGCTGCATTGCATCTGTCAATGAGTTCAGCATTTCCTCAGTAATAACACCACCCTCGTCATAGGCTTTGTTATAAAGTGCATTTCTAGCAGTTGTGCGTTCTGCTTCAGACTGTGCAAATTTCTTCAGTACATTAGGCTCTGTTCCCGCATTTAATTCTTGTGAAATTTGTTGGAATGTCTTATTGCGTAAAGCCTCAGGTCTTCTTGTCATTGCTTCTCTAATAGTCCTAGAAGCATCACCACCACCAGAGGCGTAAGCTCTGACAATGCCCAAGATGTTGGGATTTTCAGCCATGATTTCACCACTTGCAATTTTTGCAACAATCTCATCTGGCTCAAGTCCAGTTTGCTGTTGGATTCGTTGAACTTCAGTTTCAACAATCTTTGCACCACGATCCCCTAACTTACGTCTAGTGAAGTCAAGCATTGGGTCTAGAACAACACCACCAATAGCTTTCATGCCTAAAAATGTTGCTGGTGCTGTTACAAGTCCTGTTGCCGCCCCAATAGTACCGCCAGTTAAACGGCTATAAGCATCACCCTCTGCACCACCAGCACCAGTTAAAGCACCTTGAGCAGTACCAGCACCAGTTATCCTAGCAAGTGTAGGTAACAACGATTGAGCCGCTTCTGGTGCGCCAGCACCACCTGTAAGCATTGACAACCCAACAGCCATAGGAATAGCACCACCCGCCTCAATCAAGCCTGATTCAACTGGTCTTGACTTTTCGTAGTTTTTAATTTTCTGTCTGATGTCTTTTAGTGCTGAATCATAGTTTTCACCAGACAATGAACGCAAATATGCCTCTGCCTCATCAGCAAACTTAAAGGTTGTACCTTGCAATGCAGTTCGCAACCTTTGAGTGTCAGGCTCTAGTTGATTTCCCATAACAGTAGGTGAATAGGTATTTAACTTTGACTCGTAGTCATCAATCTCAGCATCAGTCCAACCAGCGGCTTTTGCGGCTTCACGATTTACAGTTGCCATACTTTATCTCCTACCGCCAGTAATGTTTTGAGGATTGGTGTTTGGTGTTTGAGTAAATGTACTCAATGGAGGTCTAATCAAGCCTTGATATGGGTCTAAGATGTCTTGCTCTGTTCCATCAAGAGCTTTAATCTTATTCACATATTGTTTCCGATAAACATTTAACTGAGATTGTCTGTTCTTGACAATTTCAGTTGCTATGTTTTGTAAATCTTGACGTTGTTGCGGAGTAAAACTACCACCCTCTAATACACTTTGAACAAGCAACTTAAATTTAGTCGGGATGCTTGGGTTTCCAGTAATACTCTTTTTATCCCCTTCTTGTACCGCACCAGATGGGTCATACATCTTTGCAATGTTGTACAAAAGTGCTCCATCAGAACTTGGATTGCCAGCATTAGCACTTGCAACTGCTGATTGAACAGCTTTAAATCTATTGGCAACTTCAACATCTCCACCTTTGCCAAGAAATTGCTCCCATTTACCCATGACATCAAGATTAGCCTTGGCTACAGCAGTTGGATCTTTCAAATTAACTTGCATCTTAGGAGCTTTTGCTGCTGCATCTGCCTCAACTAATCTTCCAACAGTTGCTCTCTCATCTGCTGATAAATCATAGTAGTTCTTACTAAACTTTTCTAATGAGATTCTTTCTGTATCACTACCTACAGATGGTCTTGGCTCTGGCTTTTCAGGTTTTTGCAGTTGAGTCTTTTCGGCAATCAAATCTTGAGCTTCAGCACTGTTTTGGTCAAGAGTACGCAATTGTTGATTAATTGCCGCAATCCTTGACGCTACTTGAAGTGGTGCGGCTACAGTAGCAGTCTTGTCCCCAACCAAAACTTTCATTTGATTTTGCAAAAGTCTTATTGCTCTATCTCTTTCTGGAGATTGAGGTAAGGCTGTATATTGGTCAATAGCATCCTGAATTTGTGGAATCATTTGTATTTTTTGTATGTCAGCAGGAACAGCTAATTGACGTTCTTTGTTGGCTTGCGCTATTTGAATAGCCGCCTGTCTACCAGCATCTGCTACAGCCATAGCGAATTGTGTATCTCCACTATTAGCCGCATTTTGAGCAACTAATTTATATGTATCAAGATTTGTAGGGTCAAGTTGTGATGCCAACTGTTGACGTTGAGAAATTAACTTTAATTGTGGGTCAACACCACCTAAAGCACCACCCAAAGCACTGCCAAGTCTTTGACCAGCACTAAAAAATCCATATTCAGCTTGCGACCTTGGATCAAGTCTTGCGTATTGGAGAGCCTGAGCATCTTGTGCTTGCTGTTGTGCAAGTTGGTATTGTTCAGGAGTAGTAAAAAGTCCTGCGATGTCTGCCATGATTATTCCTTAAAGCGGCACATAGCCAGTAAATCCACCACCAGATTCATTCCATCCACCAATTTGTTGAGGTGTATAGTTTTGAATTCCATAATGAGCATTAGGATCAGTCATTTGATAACCACCTCCTCCACCAAATAACTTTTCAAATCCAGTTTGTAATCTTGGGTCTTTAGATGCTCCAGTAAGTAATCCAGCCAAAGGACTGATGCCAGCACCACCTTGTTGAGTTATTGCTGCACTCAATCCACCTCTTAGCAAATCTGAGCCAACATTAGCACCATAAGCAGCAGCTTGACCACCTAAACCAGCACCAAGTGTTAACGGCTGTTGTCCCATTTGTTCAATGGTTTGCCCTGCACCCAGATAGGTTGTAAATGGATTCAAGGCACTAACCTGACCCGCTTGATACTGACCAAGCAACTGAGAACCAGAACCAAGCAATCCTGTGCCAAATGCCACATTTTGCTGACCAGCTTGTTGAGCCTGAGCCGCCAGCTGAGCATCTTGTTGTGCCAATGCGTTGTAGTAAGCCTCTAACTCAGGAGTAGTTGCACCCAAACCAGCCGCACCACTTGGTCTAGCACCTGTAGCACCTACAGACAATCCACCACGACCTGTTTGATATAACTGATTTTGTAACTGTGCCATCTGTCTTTCACGACTAGGGGCAAGCAAATCTTGTTGTTGTTGCATATATTGAGCAGCAACTTGTTGAGGACTCTGTGCAAGGTATTGTTGACCAAGATTAAACAGCCCTGTAGCCCCTTGTTGAAGTGGTGCATATTGCTGTTGCGCCATCTCAGCCTGAGTTAAAGCATTACCTGTAAGACCCTGTAATCGGTTCTGATAGGCTTGCAACTCAGGGCTAACAGTGTAACCAGCACCAGAAAGATAACCGCTAGGATCAAACTGGAAGTTTGATGTTCCATAACGAGTTGTTACTCCTACAGGTCGGAACTTTGCCGCCTCTGCTGCAAGCCTTGCAGACTCTCGCATAGCGGCAGCAGAAGTGTCAGCAGCGGCTCTAGTAGCATCTGCTTGCTCACTTGCACCAGCATATCCTAATATTGCACTAATTGGCATATCAAACCCCTTTAATCAAAACTTCATCTACCTTAGACGCATCTTTTTCGTCAGTGGCATGAATACAAAACCAAACACAATCTGTTATTGCTTTAACTCCATGAGTCAAACCAGCCTTAATCTCAATACAAGCAGGGGCTTCAATAATCTCTAACTCATCACCCTTTAACACCACCACTTTACCTTTAGCCAATATCGACAAATGACTGAAGTTATGGGTATGCTTTAGGATCGACATTCCAGCAGGGAACACCGACTCCTTGGCATACAAACCATCAGAAAAGTGGTGAATGATTTCAGGCTGGTACATTTTGTTGTTGCTGTTGTTGCTGTTCTTGTTGCTGTGCCACTGCCGCATCGTAAGCCGCTTGTTCTTCAGCGGTGTACTCAACTTGAGTGACTTCACTTGTTTCTACATTTACTACGATTCTGTGTGTCATGATGTTTACTCGTAAAGGATATTGATTGAACCAGCATCGAAAGTGTCTGTACCGTTCACGGTTGTGATTCGTACTCTGTCTAATGTGCCAGAAAGGGCTATATTTCCAGCAGTTGTCCCAACACCATTAGAGTTTGATATACCCAAACTACCAAATGCAACCCAAGTATTACCAGTAATGTTTGTAATTACTAATCCACCAGAAACAACATTAGCCGCAAGCCAGTTTGCGCTTGCCCAAATGCCAAATCCAGTAGTGTAATTACTGGTGGCAACACCCGATGAGAAGTTACTGCCAGTTCCTAAATACCCTGATGTCGTAACGCTTCCTGCGCCCAATTGAATTTGTGGGTTTGATGTGCTGCTTGTGCTGACTCCAGCAAACATCACCGTAATCCGCTTCACCCATGATGGGATAGAAGTAAAGTCAATGCTTGTACCACTGGTAGATGCCACAGCAGTACCAGAGGTCAGAATACCAACACCTGTTGGAGTTCCTCCTATTGCGGGGCTAGTTAAAGTTTTATTTGTAAATGTTTCTGATCCCGCAAGCGTAGCCAATGTTCCAGTTGTAGGAAATGTTACATTTGTCGTACCTGTCAGAGTTCTAGTGTAAGCAAAGTTTCCAGATCCTGTCACAGTCATTGCCGCATTGTTTGCAACTCCTGTACCCCCTTGATCTGCCCCTAAAGTACCTGTAGATACCAAACCTTTAGATGCATCTGTGAAAACAGGTTTAGATGCTGTTAGGCTAGAAAGGATTGGTTGAGAGGTTAATGTTGATACACCTGTTAATGTAGATGTACCACTAACAGACAATATTGGAATTGTCACTGTACCTGTAAAGGTAGGAGATGCAGTATCTGATTTAGTTGCAATAGCCGTAGAAATATTGTCAAATTCTGTATTGATCTCAGTACCTTTGACAATCTTTAAAGGATCACCAGAGGTTAATGTGTCTTTAGTCGCAAAGTTGGTTGCTTTTGTATAATTACTCATGTTATTCCTTTAAGCCAATCTTCCCTCTTTAGCTTGAATCTCAATCTTTTGAATTGATAATTGTGAGCCATTGATAATTGTTTCATATCCAGTTTGAACGATTTTCCCAGAACCTGAGGCATTTGCAACTAAACTTTGCAATGCAACACCCAAAGAATAATTGGCAATTACAGTTGCATTTGAACCATATTCAGCAATTCCATATTGAGAAACACCCTGAAGTGGAATAAGAATTGTTTGAGATTGGTAATTTGTTAGAAAATCATATCCCCATTTGATACTGAGATATTGATTGCTACCACCAATAACAATAGCAGTTATACGTTTAACAATTGATGTTTGTGATGGATTACCAAGGTCAGCATGGTTTGTGTAATATGAAAATTGATATGTAGATGTATCGTCTAAATATCCACCATACTTAGCAATATATCCTGTTTTACCAATCAACAAATCTCCATTTCGTCTTGAACAAAACGAACTAGGCAAAATTGAATCCCAAGTAGTTGCTCTAAATGAACCATCTTGCAATGTCGCCTTTGTATCAAAACAATATAACTTTTTAGCAGTTGGTGTGGTAATCAAATAAAAAGCATTTGATTCTGAATAAACAGACTTAACAGTTGCTAAGTTTTCTCCAAACATGATTGTCATCATGTCATTACGTACATTCTTAGACAAGTCACGTTCTGGTGCTGACTTCTCTTGAATTGTTCTCATCAATGACCGAATGCCACTATTTGATAAGAAAATAACGTCTGTGCTTGTTGTTTGAATACTATCTCTAGCAATACATCCAATACCCTCAACAGTATCGCTAAGAGTCATGGTTGATGGTGCAGTTGCACCAGAATAGATCAATATTTGACGCTTGCCAAAGATAAACAAGAATCCATTGTGTGCCGCTAAACCAGTAATCTCATCAGCACCATTAGGCCAAACATTATTGACGTTCAAACTACCAGCAGTACCAGTTGCCCATACATGACCAGAGATTAAGTCGCTGAAGTAAACAGTAGCATTGTTTG